GGTTACGTCACCTATTCAGGGGCTTCTCGGCGCTCAGCATTGCCTCTACAAGGGCCTGGACTTCGTGGAGCCGCTGGGGGCTGAGTTCGTTCAGGCTGGCGACGATCACGTCGATCTCGCCCGTGTGGGCTGGGGTGGTGGTGTAGCCCGAGTCTCTGGCAGCCGCCTCCAATAGGACGGTGACGGGTAGCCCGAGGGCCCTGGCGATCTTCTGAAGGTTGTCTACCCTGGCGACGATGCCTGGGGTGGATGTGATCTTCTGAACGGTGGCCGCTGGAAGCTTCGCCCTGCGTGCCAATTCCCTGAGACTCCAACCTTTCTCAGCGCAGGCATCCTTGATGATGGTTCCGAGTGTTGCGCTCACTTTGCCTCCCGTGGCAACGGCGGCGTGCCCGCCCATGAAGTCCATACTGCCCGCTTGGAGTGGTGAGTCAAGCAGCGCGCCCCTTATGTCGGGAAGAAGTCTCATGCGTGACAGGGCTGCTGAAAATTGACCAGTAAAAGTGGGCGAGTTGACTGGTGTTAGTGGCCTATCCGTGGTTTACTAACCCCACGCAACGAAAACGGGAGCCCAAATCATGGACCTACTGACCACTACCAGCACTCAAGATGAGTGCCTGGACGCGGCAGCCCTGGCCTTCCAGGCCGCCCGCCTTCGTCGTGACCGCAACCAAACCAACTAAGGAGAATCACATGGCACGCTTCGACCTCAACGATTACGAGACGGTTGAGGACCGTCTGGTCAAGTTCTGGGCTGACCACCCCGAGGGCCGCATCCTCACCGACCTGGTGGCCTACGGCGACAAGCAGTTCATCTTCCGCGCCGAGGTCTACTTCACGTTCTCGGATGACCGCCCCGTGGCCAGCGGCTACGCCGAGGAAGTCGTCGGCTCCACGCCCGTGAACAAGACCAGCGCCGCCGAAAACTGCGAGACCAGCGCGATCGGGCGTGCGCTGGCCAACTGCGGCTACGCCACGAAGGGCAAGCGCCCCTCCCGCGAGGAGATGGCCAAGGTGCAGCGCCGCGAGGCCAAGCCCGAGGTCACCGAGGAGATGAAGGACCAGGCGGTTCTGTTCATCGCCGCCTGCCAGAAGGCCCCCAACGCCGAAATCCTGAAGGAAGTCTGGACTGAGCAGGCCGCCATCCTCGATGTTGAGGTGGAAGGCGTCACCCTCCGCAACACCATCCTGGCCCGCAAGGCCGACCTGGAAGCGGAGGCCGTGGCATGAGCGAGTTCATTCTCGGGGCCCTGACCATGTTCACCCTGGTCGCCTTCTGGGTCGTCGGTCGGGACTACCGCCGCTGGAATCGGGAGCGTGAGGCGTACCGCTACTGGGCGGCGAAGCTTCGCCAGAAGGACCGCCATTACCTGTCGGAAGCGGACGCAGGGTCACCTTGGTCAAACGATCGGTGGTCCGCATGAGCTTCTACCCCGCACCTGCGGCGTTCGTGGCGGAAGGAGGGGAGTGGCCCGAGGGGCCCTTCCTGCCTTCCACCCCGACGTACGCCATCACATCAGCGACCATCGTTCGCCAGGTTCTCAGCCACATGGGGGATCGCTCGATCCGTTCCCTGGCGGCGGAAGCGACGTATGACGCATCGGCTCTGTCTCGCTTGCTGCGCGGCTTGACCGTACCCGACCTGACCACGGTTCTTGCGCTTGAAGATGCGCTGGGCCAGCCGATCATCTGGAGGGAGTGACATGGGCCAGATCGTTACCCCCGCTGTCGTTGAGAAGCGCCTCATCGACCTGAGCAAGGAACTCGATACGTCCTACGAAGAACTCGTTGCGGCGGAACACCTTTACCACCAGGCCAAGGGCCAGTACGAGGTGCAGATTGCCTCGGCACGGCTCAGGGTCGGTAAGGAGTTCGCAGCCCAGGGCGTCAAGGCGACGGTAGGTGAGCGGGAGGACATGGCCACCACGGCTGCCGCCACGGAACTGTTCGCCCTCTACACGGCTGAAGCCGTCGTCAAGGCCGCACGGGCCAATGCCCAGCGGATACGCACCCAGATCGACATAGCCCGTTCCGTGGGCACGTCGGTTCGTACTTCCATGGAGGTCTGAGATGGATGAGATTAGAAGCTTCGTTCTGAAGGCCATCTACGGCCAGGACGACGCGAAGCCGCGCAGCAGCCAGGTGAAGATCGGGCCGAGTGAACTGGGGGGCTGCCGCCGCAAGGTGTGGCACAAGCTCCAGGGTGACGCGGTGACGAACTTCGACACGAAGGCGCTGGCCGCCTGGATGGGGACCGCCATTCATGAGCAGTTGGACCTGGCGGTGGAGCGGGTGGACCCGTTCGGGGAACGCTTCCTTCGGGAGGTGGAAGTCCAGCGTGGCGAGATGATGGGCCATGTTGACCTGTTCGACAAGCTTCAGGGTGCGGTGGTTGATTACAAGACCACGACCAAGAAGAACGTCAAGTATTTCCCCAGCAAGCAGCAGCGCTGGCAGGTTCAGGTCTACGGCTGGCTCCTGAGCGAGGAGCATCAGGTCAAGACGGTGAACCTGGTGGCTATCTGCCGTGACGGTGACGAGGACGACATTCGCGTTCACTCGGAGCCGTACAGCGAGGAGATGGCCCTGGAGGCCCTGGAGTGGCTGGCAGAGGTGAAGGCTCGGGAGACCGCGCCGCCGCCTGAGAAGCCCGCACGCTTCTGCAAGCACTACTGCGGTTTCTTCGGGGGAGCTTGTCCGTCGAGCATGTAGCGGCGCGCCGAGTGGCTACCGAAAGTGGCCAGATTGCCCAGAAAATGAGTTAGAGTTTCAATCCCTCCGAAATGGGATTGGGCGGCGGGAACCACCCCGCCGCCCAGCAACCATTCCTCAACCAAAAGGAATCAGCAAGCCCTTCACCTAACGAAAGGTCAAGCAAGTGGAAAGTAGCATACCTGTGGCCCTGACGGCCACTCTTGATGGTCATACCGCGTCTGTGGTGTGGCATAGAACCTGGGTCGGCCCCATGATTGGCGGCTCCCAGGGCGCAGGAACCTTCACGTTCCCTGACGGCAAGACCCACGGTTGGACCCGCAACATGCGGTACTCGGACGCTCACGGCGATGACGAGATCGTGTTCACCCCGCCCATCGAGGACGAGGATGCCCAGGATTTCGCTGAGGCGCTGGTCTTTGAGACGGCTGGCCAGGTTGGCGATGCTCAGGCTGAAGCTTCGTATCACGCGATGACGGCGGTCTGCCCGACTGACCCGCCGCAGGTGACGGCATGAGCGTCTGTGACATCCAGGGCTGCCTGGAAGAAGGCATCGTCAAGTTCCAGTTCGTGAAGCGCGACGTCCATGAGGGCTGCTGCCCTGTCCATGCCAGGGAGGTGTTCGGGGCTCTGGCCTCTGCGCGCTCTGTGGACGTAATGGTGGTCGTCCTGTGAGCATCAAGTTGATGACCTGGGTCTGGGACCACTCCCCGTACAAGGGGGAGAGGCTTCTCATGCACCTCGCTCTGGCCGATTGGGCTGACGACGCGGGTAACTGCTGGCCTTCCCAGGGGAAGATCGCCAGCAAGGCCCGTTGTTCCACAGAGTGGGTACGCAAGGTCGTTCGCGAGATGGAGGATGACGGCTACCTGGTGAAGTTGGGGGGCGGTACTGGCCCCAACAACAGCACCCGCTACCGCCTCAATACCCCAACTCAGTTGGGGAGTTCAGAGCCCGTCGGTAACCCAGAACCCCCCAACTCCAGCACCGAACCCCCCAACTCCAACGGCATGAACCCCCCAACTCCAGCCCCTAATAAACCGTCAATAGAACCACCAGTAGAACCGTCAGTTAGCAATTCGCTGGCGCTCATCGCTGACGCCCCTGTGGAAACTGTGGGGCAGAGGGCCAACAGGCTGACAAAGACCTACACCGATGTCGTGAAGCTTACGAGCTTCCAGGGCGTTCGGAACGTGGTAACCCTGGCGGTCAAGGCTGGCTACTCGGATGCCCAGATCACCGAGGGGCTTGCCGCCTTGGCTGATGACGGGCGGCCTGTCACGGCCAACACCCTTCGCATCCAGATCGAAGGCATGACCCCGTTCGGGGCGAGTGCGGTGGAACGCCGCAACAACGACGTTCTCGGGCTGCTGGAACGCGCAGCGGCCCGTGACGAATCAACCAACACCAACCAGAAAGGAATTACCGCATGAACCAGACCGAGATCGTCAAGATGCTGACGTTCATGAAGCCCCACGAGCCGTACATGGTCGTGGACGACGTGACCGTCATGTCCTGGGCTGCCGTCCTCAACAAGAACGCCCCCGACCTGAGCGCCGCGTGGCTGTACGAGTTCGTGGCTGACTACTACGGCACGAACGAGGGCGGCCTGACGGCTGCCAAGGTGTGCGAAGGCTGGCGGCGCAAGAAGGTGGCCGACTACGGCGCCATCATGAAGCCCCTCTGGGAGCTTCGCGACAAGGGCGAGATGACTACCGACGAGTGCCTGGCCAAGGCGCGCGAGACCAAGGCCTCCCTCGGCCACTTCCCGAAGCCGCTGGCTGTTGAGGCAAGGAGCGAGTGGTGACCGAGGTACTTGACCGCCTGGAGGAGGAAGTCCTCGGATGCCTCCTCGCTGACCCCAAGGGGCTCGGCAAGCATTTCATGGAGGCCCTGGAGCCGCGCCAGTTCTCGGGCTGGCGCTCCACCGTGGCTGAGCACATGGTCGGAATGCTGGTGCGCGAGGACCCCATCGACCCGATGACCGTCATGGAAAGGATGCGGTCTAAGGGTGATGGGCCTCGCGTGGAGGTTACGAAGCTTCTGGACCTGATGGAGGCCAGCCGCTACGTCCTCAGCCCCCACACCCAGATCAACATTCTGGCCGAGCGCTACCTGGCTCGGGAACTGGGTGTGTTCTCAGCCCAGATCGACAACATGGCCAAGAACAGTTCCGTCGCTTCGACGGTGGAGTTCATCCAGCAGCGTGCCGACCACCTGACCAAGGCCGCCACCACGGCGGGGGCGAAGGTGGAAGCCACGACGATGACTCAGTTCATGGCGATGGAGTTCCCGAACCAGTCGTGGGCCATCCCGCGCCTGCTCCCCGCAGGTACGTCCCTGATGGTCACGGCTACCGAGGGCATGGGTAAGTCCGTGTTCCTCCGCCAGATCGCCGTCGCGTCGTCAATGGGCATCGACCCGTTCGACCCGTGGGACCGCTCCAAGGACTACGAGCCGCGCCGCACCTTGATCGTCGATGGCGAATACACCCCTGGGCAGATCCAGAACCAGCTTCGCCAGGTGGGAGTTCAGGCGGCCAAGCATGGAAGGTTCGGCCAGGAGCAGATGGACCGCATCGCAGTCCACCCCTGCCAGGGCAGGTTCGATCTGACCGACCCGACGGACCAGGGCTTCTTGCGTGGGCTTGTCCACCACCACCGCCCCGACATCCTGGTGATCGGGCCGCTGTACCTCGTCACCAGCCGTGGCTACACCGACGAGGACGAGACGCGGAAGTTCCAGCGCCCCCTGGAACACATCATGTCCGAGGGGGTATCCGTGGTGCTGGAGCATCACATGGGCAACGAGGGGCCCGATGGGCGGCGCGCTATGCGGCCCATTGGCTCATCTGCGCTGCGCCGCTGGGCCAGCCAGGGCATCGGACTCCGCAAGGAACTGTGCGAAGCCCACAAGGAAGCCGACTGTAATCGCTGTGGCCGTACTGGCTCGGTGGAGAAGTGGCGCGGCTCTCGGGATGAAACCTGGTGGCCGAAGCGCATCAAGACCCCGAACGACGGGTCTTACTGGTGGCTGCGGGACACCGTGGCCGAGGGCCTGACCGAATAACTCAACTCGCTTGCCCACCCTGACCACTTCGGGTGGTCAAACCAGGTAAACTAACCAGGCGCAGAAAAGGAGATCCGATGAATACTGAAAACCAGATGGGCCTGTTCGACACGTGGGAAGGCCAGCGCGAAAAGAAGCACGCCTGCCACGGGGCTAACTGCAACGTCTGCGGCCTCATCGCCAAGGAGCGCGGCCAGACCCAGGCCCTCGTCAACAACGATGCCTGGGCCGAACGTGCCGCCAACTGGGTACGTGCCCAGCTTCCTGGCACTCACCTCACCAGCGAGCTTGTCACTTCCGAACTGGGCCTCCCGTCAGGGACCAGCGGCACCAACAAGAACAACGCAGTAGGAGCCACCATGACAGCACTCAGCAAGCAGGGCTACATCAAGCAGATCGGCTACACGAAGTCACGCACCCCGCGCAGTCACGGGGCGGTGATCGCCGTATGGGAGCGCACGGCGCTCAGCAAGGAGGCGGCTTGATTACCGAGATGCTGCTGGCTGGGGCGCTGTTACTGGCCCCCGTGGCAACCGAAACCGCGCCCCCCGTGGTGGTGGCAAAGACTGACCCCGCCCAGACGGGCATCAAGACCTCCGCTTACAAGGGCAAGTTCTTCCAGAAGAAGAACGAGGAGTACCGCAAGTGCGTCGCCCAGCGTGAAGGGCGCGGCCAGTATTGGGGCACAGGCTCCAACGGCCTCTACCAGGGCACCTACCAGATGACCAAGGCCCTCGCCATCGGCGCCGCCTGGATGATGCGGCCCGAACTCCGCACCATGTTCGGCAAGGAACGCGGAGAAACGATCTCCTACATCCTCCGCCACCGCCCCGCCCATACGTGGAACCGCTACTACCAGGACATGGCCTTCTGGACCGTCTTGGGCTGGAGGGGCGATGGTGCTGGAGCCCATCACTGGGCTGGTGGTCGCCATTCCTGCCGCCTGGGCATGGCGTCCTACGGCGGAAACCGCTAACTCAACCAACCGAAAGGAGTCACGGAAGTGACCACTAGAACCACCATCACCCTGCGCGACGTCAATAGGCGCCCCGAGCGCATCATCGACTGGCTGGATGACTTCATGGGCCCCCAGCCCTATGCGTTCATGTCCAACTTCTACGAGCGCCCCGTCACTTACCTGGGGCTGGAGTTCCCCACCACGGAACATGCTTTCGCGTGGGCCAAGGTGGACCCCGACGACCACGACGCCGAAGCCTGGCGCGACCTGATCGCCCACGCGGAAGGCCCTGGCTCAGCCAAGTCCTACGGGCGCAAGTGCCCGCTGCGCCCCGACTGGGAAGCGATCAAGTTCAACGTCATGCACGAGATCGTCTGGGCCAAGTTCGACCAGAACGTGGACCTGGCCGCGAAGCTTCTGGCCACGGGCGACGCCTACATCCAGGAGGGGACCCTCTGGGGGGATGAAATCTGGGGCGTGGACCTGGCCGCCAGCGACCACCCGTTCGAGCGCCCTGGCACGAACTGGCTCGGCACGCAGTTGATGGAAGTCCGCGCTCGGCTTCGGGCAGGTGCGTGACCATGGACAGAACCTGTATCGGCATGTCCCCGTTCACCGTCTGCGAGAAAGGCCACGACCTGACCACCCCCGACGCTTACATCTACCGCTACGGCGGAAACAGGGAGTGCCGTATGTGCGTCCAGGCCAACACCAAGTTGTCCCGCACGGGCAGGGGGACGTTCTGATGGCGAAGTGCTGCCAGACCGACCCCACCCCCACCTGCGAATCCTGCGGAAACGACGACGGACCCCACGTTGTCCACCTGTGCCTCGATTGCCTTCACCACCTTGGATAAGGCAATCGCATCAGCGGTAATCGCCAGGGCTGGCGGCTACTGCGACAGATGCGGGGAAGTTCTCACGGGCTACCACCTGCATCACCGCAAGATGAAATCCCAGGGCGGCCCCGACACGGTCACGAACCTGATGGTCGTGTCGCCCGCCTGCCACGCCTGGATTCACGCAAACCCGCGTGAGTCCTACACAAGGGGCTGGCTCATCAAAGGATGGGCCGAGCCCGAACCGTTAGAGGAGATGAATAGTGTCTGGTGAAGGAAGAATCACGGTAACTGGGAACGTCGGCTCGGAGCCTGAGCTGAAGTTCCTGGAGTCAGGCAGGGCCGTCGCGTCGTTCAGCGTGGCCAACACCCCCAGGGTCAAGGACTCCTCGGGGAACTGGGGCGATGGGGAAACCATCTGGTTCCGCGTCACCCTCTGGGGCCGCCTCGCTGAGGCCGCCGTCGAGGACGTCCAGAAGGGCAAGCGCGTCATCGTCGATGGCCGCCTGACCCAGCGGTCCTACACGACCAAGGAAGGTGAGCAGCGCACCAGCCTGGAGATCACCGCAGACGAGGTCGGGGTCATCCCGAAGCTTCCGAAGGTGGCTGGTGGCCAGGCTGAGGACTCACCCTGGTAAACGTGTCGGCTAAGTGACTACCGTGAGTAGGCGGTATGCTCACTTCGGGGCGGCGGGAGAGAGCAACTTACTCCCGTGTGTTGGTACCTCCCGCCGCCCCACCACCACTACGGGAGGTACGCATGGAAACCATCAACGTCAGCATCGACACCCTGACCCCGTTCCCTGGGAACCCGCGCAGGGGCAACGTGGATGCCATCGCAGAGTCGCTGGAAGCGAACGGGCAGTTCCGCCCCATCGTCGTCCAGGCTGGCACGAACTACATCATCGCAGGCAACCACACCGTCCAGGCTGCTGAGAAGCTCGGCTGGGCAGAGGTAGCCGCGTGGGTACTGGACGTTGATGACGAGCAGGCGAAGCGCATCCTTCTCGCGGATAACCGCACGAGTGACCTGGGCTACTACGACGACGGCGACCTCCTGGGCATCCTGACTGACTTCGGCGCTGACCTGGGCGGCACGGGCTACGCCCTGGACGACCTGACCGACCTGAAGAACCTGGCGGGCTTCGCTGACATTGACCCCCAGGGGACCCCGAACCCGATTTCCTTCCTCGACGAGGAGGGCGTGTATCGGAAGAAGAACTCTGAGGAGCTATTCGACGACTACGCCGCCAAGACGGTTCGCACGATCATCCTCGCCTACCCGCTGACGGAATACCAGGACGTCACAGGGCTCCTCTCCCAGGCACGGGAGAAGGCTGGGGCAGACAACAACGCTGACGCCGTCCTACGGGCCCTCACCGCCTACCTAGGGGAGTGACCGTGGAAATCATCGGCCTCACCAGAGTCCTCAGTGACGAGGAAGCCAAGGGCCTCGCCAACAAGCGCGTCCCAGCCCAGGAGCCCACCCCGCTACCCCCAGGGGACGTACTCCTGGTGGACGCCGATACAGGCGCGCCCCTCACACTCATCGCTTCCATGCCTGAAGCAGAACGGGAAGCTTGCCGCCACGCCATCATGCGGCAACGCCACCGATTCGGGACCGTCGCCCGCGCAGGCGGCATGGCGTCCAAGACCAACGCATTCGGCTTCGTCGCCCCCAGCGCCATGATGCGCCGAATCGCCCCCTCAGTAGCCGCCTGGGCCACACACGACCCCGAAGGCCACAACACCATCGCAAGCTTCGCCCACCAGGCACAGGGCATCCTCACCGACCTCGGCCCCACCTCACCCAACGCCGCCAACGTGGCCGCCCGCGCCAACGTCCACCCCGACTGGCGCATGGGGGACACCTGCTGGACCAGCGGCATCGTGAACGACACCGCAGGCCTCTACTACCACTATGACCGCAACAACGTCATCGGCACATGGTCAGCCATGTTCACCCTCCGCGCAGGCACCAGAGGCGGCCACTTCCACATAGCGGAACACAACATCACCCTCCCCAGCCGCGACGGCGACCTCTACTTCTTCCCCGCCATGCGAATGATGCACGGAGTCACCCCCATCACCAGCAGCCTCAAAGGCGGATACCGCTTCACCGCCGTCTACTACTCCGTCAAACGCTTCCAGAACGCCCCCTCCAGCGCCGACGCCCTCCACCGCGCCCAAGCACGCCAAGTCGAACTAGAAGACGGCCTCATCGAACGCCAAAAGAACTCGGGCCTCATCCAATGATCGTGTACCTATTCGGAGAACCAGGCGTAGGGAAATCCACCCTCACCAAGAAGCTTCTCGACCACTTCACTGAGGGGGAACCAACGTTCCACCCCCAGCCGTTCGCGCACGCCACCTGGCCCAACGGCATCACCACCCTCGGCAACCCAACGCCGAAGAACCCCAAACACCCAGGAACCGACACCCTGCCCTACAACGCCATGCCCAAAGCAATCGCGTGGGTACAGGAACAACCCAATACCCAACTCATCATCGGAGAAGGGGACCGCCTCGCCTCCCCAAAGTTCTGGGACGCCGCCCACGCCGCAGGCCACACCATCCTCCCCATCTACCTCCACAACCCCCACCACGCCCAACTCCAACGCCAAGCCCGAGGAACCCACCAGAACCCCACCTGGATAGCAGGCCGCCAAACCCGCGCCATCAACCTCTCCCAATACCCAGGAACCCTCATCTGCAACCCCCACAACCCAAGAACCCTCCAAGACATAACCACCGTCATACAAGGAGAACGCCCATGACCTGCCCCACCTGCGAACTCCACCACCACGAAGCCCAATGCCCCGACTGCCTAGCCCAAGCAGCATGGGCAGCCCAACGAGCCCAAGCCGCCACATGGAACCGCAAAGGACGACCACGAAAGGAGGCCAACACATGACCGAAACGCCTCAACACGAAACAACCCCAAACGAATCAAAACCACGCCTCCCCAAAGGGGGAAAACGAACCCCCCAACGCAAAGTAGAAGAAGCCGAGCGCGAAAAGCGCACCCTGGAGATGGTCGTAGGTGGCTTCACGTTCACCCGTATCGCGGAAATCCTCGGCTACCAGGACGCAAGCGGGGCTTACCGCGCCTACCAGCGGGGCCTCGCCAAGACGGTTCGCCCAGCCGCTGAGGAGGTCAGGGCGCAGGAGGAGGAACGCCTAGACCACCTCACCCGCGTCTGGCTCCCCCTCGCCCTCGGGCTGAACGGCCAGCCCCCCAGAAGGGACGCCGCCGAAGTGATGGTGAAGCTTCTAGATCGCCGCTCCAAAATGTTCGGCATCGACCAGCCCATCAAGATCGCCGCCGACGTAACCCATTTCGAGGGAACAGGGACCGACATTGACCGTGAAGTCGAACAACTCGCAAGGGCCCTCGCTGCAAGTGCTGGCGGCAGCCCGATACCTGTGGAGTCACCGCTGGGCCAGGCCGACACAGTTACCCCCTGACAGTTCATGGGACACCTGGTTAGTCCTAGCGGGCCGAGGCTTCGGCAAAACCAGGCTCGGCGCGGAATGGATGGCCTACAACGCCATCAGCAACCCTGGCACCAGGTGGGCCGTCATCGCCCCCACGTTCGGTGACGCCCGCGATACCTGCGTGGAAGGCGAATCAGGGCTGAAAGCCGTCCTAGACCGCTACCGCATGGTCCGCCGATGGAACCGCTCACACGGCGAACTCGACCTCATCAACGGCTCGAAGATCAAATGCTTCTCCGCTGACGAACCCGAACGCCTCCGAGGCCCCCAGCATCACGGTGCCTGGTGCGACGAACTGGCCGCCTGGCGGTACGAGGACGCCTGGGACCAACTGAAGTTCGGCCTCCGCCTGGGGGAGAACCCCCAAACCCTCGTCACCACCACCCCCAAACCCAACAAGCTAACGAAGCGCGTCCTGAAGAACCCCTCCACCATCGTCACCAGGGGCTCCACGTTCGATAACGCCGCCAACCTTTCACCAGCCGCCCTGGAGGAGTTCAGGCTCAGGTACGAAGGCACCAGGCTCGGCAGGCAAGAGCTATACGGCGAACTCCTAGAGGACGTCGAGGGGGCTCTGTTCACGCTCAAGATGATCGAGGAAACCCGAGTGGGGAGTGAACCCGAATCGCCAGAGAGAACCGTTGTGGCCGTGGACCCCGCCGTCACCTACGGCCCCGACTCCGACGAAACGGGCATCGTGACGATGAGCCGCAAGGACGGTCACCTCTACTGCCTGAAGGACTCCACCCTGAAGGCCAGCCCCGACGAGTGGGCCAAAGCAGTTGTTGCCGAATACCACCGCGCCAAGGCGGACATGGTCGTCATCGAGACCAATAATGGCGGGGACATGGCGCTTTCGGTCTTGCGAACGGTAGACCCATACGTCCCCGTCAAGAAAGTCACCGCGAGCAAAGGTAAGCACACCAGGGCTGAACCCATCGCCGCCCTGATGGAACAAGGGAAGCTTCACCATGCTGGAGTGTTCCCAGAATTGGAACAGCAGCTAACTGAATGGGTGCCAGGCGATTCCAGCCCTGACCGCCTAGACGCTTACGTGTGGGCGGCGACGTCGCTGATGACCCGCCCCGTCGCCGCTATACAGACCTTCGCGACGTAGAGCGTGGGGGCTGGCGTTGCCTACCATGCCCACTTAGAATGGGCAACGTGACTGCTGTTAGCACTCCCTGTGATGAGTGGGTCGGGGCCCACAACGGGATGGGCTATGGCTTCATCACCATCGCAAAGGTCAAGGTCTACGCCCACCGCCTCGCGTGGATGCAAGATCACGGCCATACGGACCTCCACATGATGCACCTCTGCGATAACCCCAGGTGCATCAACGTGGGGCACCTTCGGCCAGGTACCCACGCGGAAAACATGGCTGACTCTGCCCGCAAGGGGCGCACAACGAACCAGAACAAGAACAAGACGGAGTGCCTAAACGGCCACCCCTTCGATGAGTCGAACACGCGAATCACCCCGCAGGGGGAGAGGGCTTGCCGCACTTGCGCTCGGGAGTGGATGAGGGCCGCCCGCGCCCGAGCCAAGGAGAACACCAATGCCGCTGCCTGACAATCACCAGGACGCCATCCAAAAGACCCTGGAAAAGACCCAGTCGCCACTCCTGGCATCCCGCTGGGCTTACTTCAGCGGCAACCACCCCAAAATCTTTATCACTCCGAAGCTTCGTGAGACGTTCCGTGGCCTCGCTGACTCCCTGACGGAGAACTACTGCGGCCTGGCCATCACTTCCCGTATCTCCCGCCTGGAAATCCAAGCGTGGGACGGTACGGGCGCTGACTCCGCGCAGAAAATCTGGGACGAGGGCTCCTTCCCCCAACGCCAGGACGTCATGTACCGCTGGGGCCTGGTCCACGGCGCTACCTACCTGATCGTCGCTGACGACACCATCACCGCGAACGCCGCCAACCTGGCCTACGCCGAACCCGACCCCGATGACTGGATGGGCGTCGCCTGGGCGGGTAAAGCGTTCCTGGAGGATGACCGCTGGCACGTGACCCTCTGGGACGAGGACACGATCTACCGCTACGTCGCCAACGACAAGGGAACCATCGGGAAGCGGAAGCGCGTCCCCTCGGGAACTGACTTCAGGCCCGACGAGGAAAACCCCGAGGAGAAGCACGGCTACGACAAGGTCCCCGTGTTCCCCATCCACCCCTACGGCTACATGGGCGCACCGCTCCTGGACCAGATCAGCCCCATCCAGGACCGCATCAACAAGATCACCGCCAACAAGTTCGTCGTCGCGGAGACCAGCGCGTTCAAGCAGCGTGTGTTCTTTACCCGCCAGCAGTTGGACCCGTATGTGGTGCGGCAGCAGCCTGACCACGCCATTGTCCTCGACCCTGGGGATGCTGAGGGCCAGGCCCGCGTCCAGGAGATGACCGCCAGCGACCTCTCCAACTACGACAACGCCAAGAACGCTGAGGTGGACGCCCTGTTCACCATCGCCAGCCTCCCGCGCCACATGCGCGTCAATCCAGGCTCCACCGACGCCAGCGGCGAGGCCATCAAGGCCGACGAAGGGCCGTTCACGGAGTCCCTCCATGACCACCAGCGGGAGTTCGGCCAAGCGTTCCAGGCCGCCCTGGACCTCCTCGGCATCGAGGCGGAGCCCGTCTGGCGTGACGTCATCGTCCAGAACGACCTCAACAACGCCCAGGTCGTATCCCAGCTTGTCCAGGCTGGCGTCCCGTGGCAGATCGCGGCCCAGAAATACCTCGGCTTCACCCCCGACGAGATCAACGAGGCGACCATCCTCGCTGGCTCCGCTGGGGTAGCGGCCAATAACGCCATCGCCGCGCAGACCGCAGCGCTGCTCAGCAACCCGACCCTGCTGCCGCCTAGCCCGTGACGCCACCCTCCGCCGCGCCCCCAGGGCCGCAGCGGAAAGCAACCGTCGCGTGGCTCCAGGC